GTCACCGCAGTTTATATGGCACAGGATAAAGGAGCCTTAGTGTATTCAGATGGCTCAGAGATGGTTCAAACAAGAACTTCTGGAATTGGTTTGAAAGTTACAAGAGACCTTGCCGACACATCAACAGACTCAACTTTAGTAAAATTTCATAATGACCATGTGGATGATGACCAAACTACATTGTCCATTCAACATGACCCTGATGATGCTGGATATGCTGTCGAATGTACCAGTGCTTCCCTATATGCGAGTATGAGTTTGCATAGTACACACGCTTCTTTTGGCACTGTTCATCCTGCAACGATGGTAACGACTACCAAGGCTGGAAACTCTAATTTTTACCTTTTTCAAGCCCGTTCTAATAATGGAGCTGATATTGAGTGCAAAATTAGAGGTGACGGTGACGTATTCTGTGATGGTAGTTTCTCTGGAGGCGGAGCTGACTATGCAGAGTATTTTGAATCTAAAGATGGAAAAGCAATTGCAGTAGGAACAACAGTCAAACTTGATGGTGATAAAGTAGTGGCTTGTGAAGATGGCGATACTCCAATAGGAGTAGTAAGACCAACTAATTCATCGAGTGTTGTAGCTAACGCAGAACCAATGCACTGGAAAGAAAGATATTTAAAAGATGATTATGGTGCATATCTACGGGAAGATTATTCACAGACTGAATGGGAAGAAGAAGATGGTACAAAACATACTTACCAATCTGATAAGATTCCCGAAGGTTTGACTGCCCCAGAAGATGCTGTTGTTACAGTAAAAGATTATGATGGCACAAATTTGAGTCGAAAAGTCCTTAACCCAGATTATGATGAATCAAGAGAATATGAACAAAGAGAACATCGTGATGAATGGAATTTAATTGGTCTACTTGGTCAAATACCAATCACCAAAGGTCAGCCAACTGGCACATGGATTAAAATGAAAGACGTTTCAGATACAGTTGAAATGTATTTTGTAAAATAACAAAACAGGAGAATAGCAACATGGCTAAAAAAGAAAAAGACCAGCCGGCAACTATTACTTTCGAGGGTAAGGAATACATCATAGATGATATGTCCGATACCCAGAAGGAATTAGCGGCGCAAGTGATTAATAATCAGAATCATGTGAATGATTTAAAGAATAAACTGGGAACAAATATGTTCATCAATGAGCAACTCGCAACCAGTGAAAAGGTTTTTTCCGAAAGATTGGAAGAGGCTAGGACTCAGTTGCGGGCCGTATTAAAGCCGGAAGACGAGGAGAAGGCGGCAGCGTAAATGATAGTGAGACGGTGCGCACAGGGGTATGATATCGTTCTGCATAAGAACAATAAGCCAGGTATGATAAAAACAATCCAGATGGCCGACGGGTCTAAATCAACTTTGACTTATCCAAGTGCCGCTAAGGATTATTTCGTTTGGGCAAATGGTGAAATCATAAAGCGCACCGACTCCTTTGTCACTGCTGAAGAAAGTTTTATAGATGAATGTGAAAAATTGCATTCTGATGGAAACGGCAGGATTGATATTGTGAAGCATAAAATAGTAGACAGCAAAGTAGTAGAAAGATGATAAAACCGTTACATAAGTTCGTCAACTGGCAACTGACCAGCGGTCAATTAGATCACTGGACCGCCTATCACCTCGCTGGTGGGGCTTTTATCTGCAAGGTGGCGTTATGGTGTGGTGCAGGTGCATTCTGGGCTGTAGCGACGGTATTCTTACTTGGCTTGCTGTGGGAGATTGCAGAGTATTTTATTGAAGGCACGGAAGAAGTTTACGGTACTAAAAAGAAATGGGCCTATAATACAGCGGCAGACTTGTTTGTAGAAACCGCGATTGCAATATGGATGGTGATATGAAACCGAATGAATTCAGAGTGTTTGCTGGGCTGATGTTAGTCCTGATTGGTATTTTAGTCATTACTATCGTCTTCACCAGTTGCGGATCAGGATGGGAAGTTTGTGGCTGGGAAGTCAGGTAATGCGAAACCAGATACTGCTCGCAGTTATAGGACTAGTATTATTGACGATAATGCAGTTATATCTCTCAATATCAAGTGGCTTGGACAGATTATTGTTTTCGCTGGGATGCTTGTTTATGGCTATTGGAACATACTCAATCGCATTGAGAAGCTCGAAACAGGGATGGACCAATCAGATGGACAAATTGAAGAGCTAGTATCTAAGCATATTCAAGATGAGCAAATACGATATGAGAAAATGGAAGAAGAATTGAAATGGTATCAGAAAAATATAAATCCATTGAGTTGGAAGCGGAAGAAGAAGTAAATGAAAGAATTTGCAGCAATGTACATGGAATTAGGCTTTGCGGGGCTAACGGCAGTATTCTTTGGATACATGATTGTGAATCTGATCAAGAGCCAGAATGCTCAAAATGAAGATTTGGAACAAATCAAGCAGGACTTAACGAAGTTGGCTACTGAGATGAGCAATTCGCAAAGCATGGTAATTAAGCTAGTTGACCGCTGGAACACCAGTGACCAGGGACGCGAGAAGTTTTTTATGGATACTATAAAAGAAATAAATGATCTGAGTGATGTGATGATGGAAGTTAAAGGTTCTGTTTCAAGGATTAATGGACGTGGAAGATGAAGATCAACGGCGGCATATCTGTAGGCAATATTATTACCATAGGGATGCTTGCTATAACAGTTGCATTAGCCTGGGGCGCAATGGACAGCAGATTGTTGCTTGTTCAGGATGAATTGGGTAAAAAGGCTGACAAAGAATTAATTAACGTCAAGCTGAAGTATATCCAGAGGGACGTTGCAGAAATAAAACAGATGCTCAAGGACAAAACATATGCCAAGAAATAAAGGCTATGGCAAAGTTGCTAAGAAGAAAAGCAAAGCTAAAAGTAAGAAATCAAAGTATAAAAAAATGAAAAGGAAATAACTATGGAGTGGGTTAATTGGACAAACTTCGCTTACGCGATGGTACTGGTCTTTGGCATTTTAGGAACGATGGTAGCGACTAAGTATCGCATTGTCGTGAAGGAGTTAAAAGATGTCGCAAGGAAATATCACGAAGTCTCCAAGGATGGAGAAATTACAGAAAAAGAAAAGGAACAGTTGGCCAAGGAATCTATGGATGTCATTGCTGCTGTCCTTAAACTTATTTGGAAGTTCTGATTTGTTAGACCAGAAACAAATGCGCAGCGTTATTAATGACGTACTGCAAAAATTGGATCTTAATTCACCTGAAGCTCTGGAGTTGGTTTACAATACCGGATTAGTGGAAAGTAAATATGTTTATCTAAAACAGATTAAGGGCCCAGCCAAGGGTTTGTTTCAGTGTGAAGCGCACAATTGTTTAGATATCATAAACAATTATCTTTCTTACCGGCCGGACCTGATGAAACAGGTAGCGAAGGCTTGCAATCTGGAATGGAAGTATTTCACAGATCCCCAGGAAAAGGATTGGGAATATATCCTTACTACAAATGTAGCAGCGCAGATCGTTATGTGCCGTTTGCATTACCGCAGAGTGCCGGAGAAGCTGCCAAAAACTCTGGAGGATCAGGCTAGACAATGGAAAAAATATTACAATACAGCGAAGGGAAAAGGGACCGTGGATCACTTTATGGAGATAGTCACAAAGTATGGATGATAGCCAAAAGATAGAAAGGATCATTGAAGTCATGCAGCAGTTGCAGTCTATGTGCAAAGACCTTAATGATCCATTAAATAACCGCAATTTGATAATAGGTCTTATGGTTGCCATGATAGTTAGCACACAAGTCCCTGATGTAACCATTTTGCCGAATAATAGAGAGATAGCATTCGCATGAGTTTACTTACAGCATTCTGCAACAATACTACAGACCTTCAAGCGGTAATAGCGGATATCGACAAATATGACCGCAAGCGTGTCCTCCCTCCGAACTGGGTTGAGTCAGGCACATCTAACCTTTATTATCTATTTAATCCAGGTCATGTGGGTCAGCTTTATAAAGATGGTGCTGAACAGACCAGTGTATCAGATACCCCTAACGCTAACAACGAATTTGAATACGATGCAGGATCAGATAGGCTCCAGTTTTTCATGGGCGGCCTTAGTACATCAGCAATGAATTCTACTGTGTTTGAAGCCGGTCAGGATTGGACTACTCTCAAGACCACTGTATGCAAGGAACAGGCAGATAGAATCAGGTCATATCTTAACCGTCCCATTTACAAGCGCGGTAACAGTACATATCAGGGCGCATCGGACCGGGACTATGATTTCATCGTGGTTCGTATTAATGCCATACTTGCCTGTGCAGATTTAATCAGGAGCCAAGATCCAGAGCGGGCTGATATAGTTGAGGCTATGGCTACCAGTGCTGAGGGTGATGGTTTACTGGATAAATTAAAGAGAAAAGAATATGTCCTCTGGAACGAAACAACCTTTAAATCAGAGTCAGGTGTAATAAAGGAAGTCTCTCTGGACAGTTCCACTACGGGTTACATAGAAGATATAAAGCTGGACGGTCCCCCGCATACTGACTATGATGAGGTCCGTGTTGTAATCTCGACAGGAGGCACTTTCGCCCCCGGAACATCAAGCCCTGTTAAGTATGATGTTTATGTGAAGAATGACAATGGCCTGAGAATGAGCAAGGTTGTAGACGCTGAGACTATGAATGGAGATTACCAATCCCTTGCTTACGGAGCTCGGATCAGGTATCAGGCCGGTGTTTATGTTGCAGATGACGAATGGTCAGTTACCTTTCAGAGTGATGAGATTGCGATAGGAAGTGTTAAGTCGGGGCAGCTGTACCGATGATGTCATCCATACGAGTGTAAGTAGATGGCAATCACTTACGAGAATGTAATTGATCGAGTCATTAGCGGATTGCACACGCTTATAGCAGATGAGTTTTCGATACCGATACTTTTCGATGAGCATGAAGGCAATCAAAGTTTTTTGATAACTCCGGTTTCAGACAGTTTGATAGACTTTGCAGCCAGTTCCCAAACAAGGAATTACGCTGTTGAAATTTCTTATCAGGTTCAGTCTTCCGGGAATTACACAAAGAATGTTGTTAAACAGATAACAGAAATGACAGAAAGACTTAAAAGACTATTGTACAATAACTCTGCATACAGTCCAAGTGATTCTTATAAATGGCATGACGGCAGGGTTCAATCAATAGAATATTCCAGAAATGAAGATGATAATTCCATTATCAATTCAGTAACAGGTTTTGAATGCACAATAGGAGAAGTAATAGGATGATATACAAAGCAACAGCAAAGTTTAAAGAATTAGATGAATCTAGTGCTTATCAGGGATTAACAAAAGATCAGTTTAATGGGCTTATGTCTGGAAAATCTGTCAAAGTCGAAAATATGCCAGGCAAACTTCTAAAAGGGAAGTATGTAGAAGCCGATAAATCAAAGAAATCAAAGGAGAAATAAAACATGGCACTCACAACAGTTCACTCAGGTAAACAAGCCAGATTATTCATTGCACAGCAAACAGCAATTGGGACAGCAGTCTCAGATGCTGTCGCTTGGGCTACAGGGAATACTGACGGTGTAATTACTCTGCAACCGACAGGCGATCTTTCTCCTGCTGATTTAGGCGGTGTTGTCAGGAACAGCGAAATCAGAGCACATGGTCAAAGGGTTAAAAAACATACAGATGTATTTGTGTCTCAGGAAGGTTCAATTACCACGATGCCCTTTGAAGTATTGCCCACAAGGCATGATATAGATTGGCTGGTTTATGGTGTAATGCAGGATATTGAATCAGAAGCAGCATCCGGGACATTCGCTAAAATTTTTACTATTGACAGGGATACTACCCAGCCTGATTTTGGAGCATTATCCGATCTTACTGGTGGATTATTAATGACAGTCACACTGGATGACCCAATCGCATCAGAGAATGATCAGTTAAAATCAGCTATAATTTCGGAACTCACCCTTAGCTCTGATCCTGGAAACTACGGAGGAAGGCTTGTAGCGTCAGGAACTTTCTTTAGCGGGTTTGCCCTTGACCATGATAATAACCTTGCCCCTGCTACAACCATTCTTCCTGATACTGATTACTTTAACCATAGCAACCTGACTACGAAATCTATTGCGGGTACAGCAGTAGTAGTAAATTCCTGGTCGATTACAGTTAACAATAACGCGCAGAGAGTTGGATCAGACGCTACTGGAGATGCCCAATCTTATGCAATCGGTATTCCAGAATATTCAATAACCGGGGAGTTCGCTATCAAATACGACAGTGTGACAAAAGATCAGGTAAATGCTTTCCTTGCCGGTGATGATGTATTGTTGAAATTTGAATATGGTTCTGCTACGGCTGACGGCAGTCTTGTTGTAGAATGCAACGCTGCTTACACAGGCCATGTTAAAGAGTTTGGCGGTGATGCCGGTATGTTTTTAACCATACCTTTTGAAGCGGTTGATGACGTTACAAACGATGCTTTAAAGATATCGATAGAAAATGGTCAAGATAGAGCTTGGATATAATAATACCTAAAATATTTCCAAAAACATAAAAAGAAATGGAGACATTATGCGGGTTAAAACCGATCACGGAGACTTTGAGGTCCGTGGACTTACTTTTAAAGACAGGCGGGAGCTTCACAGCCTTGAGATAAAATCAGCAGTTGGAGGCGAAGTAGATTTGGCAAAGTTCTACGAAGTCCTTAACTGGGTCATGGATTTCTCTTTTGAAGATCCAGAGAAAACTCTAGGACATCTTGATGACAATCAGATCGATGAAGTCCTTATCGCTGTTTATAACGAATACAAGAGTCCATCTAAAAAAAAGTAATTAGGGCTAGGGTAGCCATATGGATGAGCTATCAGAAAGCCGAGACCAGGGAACTGACTTTCCCATATGAATGCCAAAGTCCTACGCTCAACAAAGTGATAACCTATGACGAAGATGAGTTATGGGCAGAGATTGAGCGGATTCTTGAGGAGAGTGAGAAAAACAGATTCACTCCTGGTCAGAATTTATATTATAACTTAGTCCTTTGTGCAGACTCATCATACTTCTTCGACCAAGAGACAAATATGCTTATCGAAGAATACACAGCCATGAAAAGATTTAATATCCCCTTGGCACAATCTATTGACAGTACAGATTATGAGCGTTTAGTCATCCATAGTGCTATAGATGAGGAATATACTGCTCTAACAAACTTAGAAAACGATGGCAAGAAATAGTTTCAATATAAACATTATCCTGAAGGGCTTTGAGAAAGCTAATTCTAATCTCAAGAAGACTACGTCAAGTATCAATAAACTTGGGACTGAGACTAAGAAGACAAAGACTTCTACTGACAAATACAAAGAAGCAAATAAGAAACTAAAGGCAGAATTAGAAAAGCTAAAGAAGAATCTAGATAGAACTCGAATATCTACCGCAGGGTTAAGGCGTGAAATTGGAGCAATTAGAAACAATTTCTTATTAATCGCCTTTGCAGTAGGCGGTGTTGTTGGAGTAATGAAGAAATTCATTAACGCGTCATCAGGATTCCAAAGTGTAAAAGCAAGGCTTGTAGGCTTAACCGGGGGCGTAGAACAGGCAGAAGAAGCCTTTAACGTATTCAATCAAGTAGCCGCCACTACCCCATTCCAATTGCAGGATGTAGTAAATGCCGGTGCTCAGTTAGAAGCCTTTGGTGTTGATTCTAAAGCCACCCTTCGATCTGTTACGGACCTTGCGTCCTTTATGGGAACAAGTGCAACTGACGCAGCCAATGCTCTGGGTCGCGCCTTTGCGGGAGGGGCCGGGGCGGCAGACATCCTAAGAGAAAAAGGCATCCTCAATATTATCAAGGACTTCAAGGGCATTGATGACATAACAGACCTTACCCTGCCTCAGTTTAGACAGGCGTTAATGGAGGCAATGATTGAACCGGCTGTTGGTATTGAAGGAAGCAGTGAGCGTATGTCCCAGACATTCGAGGGTGCTGTCAGCAATATGCTGGATGCGTCAACACGGTTCGCAGCAAAAATAGGTGATCTTATTCTGGATGATTTAACTGAACTGGTTAATAAAACGGAAGATTGGATTAGAGCACTTGATGTAAAAAGAATTGCTGAAATTACAGCAGCAATAGCAACACTCGGTGCTGCCGTAGCCATTCTCAGGATAGAAGCAACAATAATGGCGTATTATGCCAGATACTTGGCAACGGGAGTTGCGGCATTAGCTGGTCCAGCGAGAGCATTAGGGATGATAGTAACGGTACTCGCGATGGATCAATTTTTCAAACTTACAGGGACATTCGAGGCTTTTGGAGAAGAGGTAAAGAGTGTAGATGATGTACTGAAAGATCATAAAAAGCAGATGGAAGGTTATGCCAAAAAGGTAGGCACTGTTGATGAGAAATTAAAAAACGCAAAAGAGTCAGCAGAAGAATTAAAAGAAGCTATAGAAGACAATGAAAAAAGCCTTATAAATAAGATAGCGAGTTTAGAAGCTGAGAAAGCAGCTCTCCAGGGTCTTTCGATGGAAGAACAGGAAAGGCTGAGGCTGATGCGTTCATTATCTGCCGCAGAAAAAGTTTCAATTCGGGAAGTTGAAAAACTGACAAAAGAGATAAAGGAATTAAAAAAAGCACAGAAGGAATTAAAAGACAAAGAAAGAGATTTGCTGAAAGCTAAGGAAGATAGGCTCAAACTCGAAGAGAAGATGAGGTCGAGTTTAATCGATATAAAGAACGAAAGTTTGAGAATACAAGCTCAGTTAGATGGTGCGGATGATAGAGAAATCGAGAAG